TATGTTACGATAGTTTCCGCTGCTTTAGCTGCGTCACTTACCTCTGCCAATTTCGGGATATGAAAAACGTCTCCCCTACCTTTGACCAGACCATTCAAAGAAGTATCTACACACTGTTCGAACACAAGGTTGCGTTCTATGTATGCTTTAACTCCGTCAGTCCAAATCTCGGGTATGAAATTAGCAGCGGTTGTTGTGGTGACTGAAGCACCAGCGAAATCTGCTGATAATGCCATAAGGTTTTACCTTTCTACGCTATTTTTTAGCGTAGTTTTGAATAACCTTACCCCAATTCCCCTGCCTTTGCTCCTTTGTCATATCCACGAATGGATTGACTGAACTATCAGGCATCGGAGTAGAATAAGATTCATTCGTTTTAACTGTCTGATTAATTGACCGTTTTACGAATTTCTGCAACTTAGAAGTTGGTAGATCAATCGCAAATTCACGATCCTCGTCAGATAGCTGATTTAGTAGGTCTTTTCGCACAGATTCTTTGATCTGTAGACCTTCTTCTGCCTGAGATTTGTACTCGTCTCGTTCAGACTTGTACTTAGTAGCGAGATCCTGCCACTCATTGTTCTTCTGCATTTCTGCTTCTTGATTAACATTGAGTTGATCCTGCAATTCCTTTACCTTCGCTTCAGCTTCCTGGCGCTGATGTCTGTACTTCTTCGCATCTGCGATAAGCGTTCCAATTTCAGCGCTTGCGTTGGTGCTTTCTTGAACATTGGCCTGTTCTTGGGCTTGAGCCTGCTGCTCGACTTTTACGTCCGTTTCCATAATTTCTCCTATATGGTGTAAACCTTGTACCCCATTCCGTTCTTGCGAATCTCTTTAGTGAAATTCTTGATAAGCCTATTAGTCATTTCTTGTTTAATAAGCTCTTGCTCGTTAGGGGGTAGAGGATTTTGTTTTGTTGATACATATCTTTTGCGGGATTTCTTCTTTGGTCCCTGGAATTCCATGCGCTCTGCCATTTCTGAATCTTGGATTCCATACTCGAATCCATGTGCAGAGGACTTTAAATAATTAAATGATTCTCGCA